CTGATGGCAAAGGAAAAATGAAAGCTGGCAGAATGGTTCCCAAGACTAAGGGCTACTTCAAGGGCGGCAGGACTATGAATTCCAAGATGTCTACCAAAGGTGGTAAGCGCGGCGGCAGAGGCTAGTTAGCTAATCATGGCTATAGATCGCCCTCTCGCCACTCCAGTCCCTGTCGTCCCTGTGGGTGACGATATGGAGGGCGCGATAGAAATAGAGATCGTGAATCCTGAGTCAGTCTCTGTTGAGGCTGGCGGCGAAACTCTTATGGAGTTTGATGAGGATGGCTTAGAGGGGATTATCCCTCATGATGCCAACCTTGCAGAATACATAGAGGATAGGGATCTCGATATTCTGTCTTCAGAGCTAATCGGATATTTCAGATCAGATAAAGAGAGCCGATCAGACTGGGAGCGATCTTACATAGAGGGCTTGGATCTTCTTGGCCTGAAGCATGAAGAGAGATCTATGCCGTGGGATGGTGCTTGTGGTGTATTCCATCCGCTACTCACAGAGTCTGTTATACGATTCCAATCACAAGCAATACAAGAGATATTCCCTGCATCCGGCCCAGTCAAAACTTCTGTGGTCGGAAAGATTGATGATGAAAAGCAAAAGCAAGCAAACAGGGTTCAGGATTATCTGAATTACTTGCTGACTGAAAAGATGACCGAATACAGATCGGAGACAGAAAGGATGCTTTTCTCTCTCCCCCTTGCTGGTTCTGCGTTTAGAAAGGTGTATTACGATCCCAACATGGGACGGCCTTGCAGTATGTTTGTGCCAGCAGAGGATTTTGTGGTGAGTTACGGGGCTTCTGATCTGGAAACCTGTGAACGTGCCACGCATATCATGAAGAAGTCTCCTAATGATGTCAGGAAGCTTCAGGTATCAGGGTTCTATCTTGACGTAGACTTATCCACAGCTTCATCTGCCGGATCGGATGATCGCGTAAAAGAAAAGTATGATGAGCTGACTGGCGATAGCAGCAGCTACGAAACAGATAGCCGATACACGATTTTAGAAATGATGGTGGATTTAGACCTTCCGGGGTTTGAAGATACCTTCAGGGGTGAAGAAACCGGCATACAACTGCCCTACATAGTCAGTATAGAGCTGTCATCTAGGTCTATTCTGGCGATCAGACGCAACTATTACGAGGATGATCCTCAAAAGATGAAGCGTCAGCACTATGTTCACTACCAGTATATGCCCGGATTAGGGTTTTACGGCTTTGGTTTGATCCACATGATCGGTGGATTGGCTAAATCTGCCACCTCACTACTCCGACAACTGGTGGATTCTGGCACTTTGGCTAACTTGCCGGGTGGTTTGAAGGCTAGAGGGCTAAGAATTAAGGGTGATGACACCCCAATCATGCCCGGAGAGTTCAGGGACGTAGATGTTCCGGGTGGAACCATACGAGATAACATCAGTTTCTTGCCATACAAAGAGCCTAGCAGCGTTTTATATCAGTTGATGGGCGATATTGTTGAAGAAGGGCGGCGCTTTGCCTCTGCTGCTGACGTAAAAGTGGCAGATATGAACGCAGAAGCTCCTGTTGGCACTACATTAGCCATCTTAGAGCGGTCTATGAAGGTAATGAGCGCGGTTCAGGCGCGATTACACGCTTCTATGAGGGCAGAATTACGGCTTTTATCCAATATCGTGAAGGATTTTGGCCCAGAAGCCTATCCATACGAGGAAGAAGGCCAAGAATTGACTCAACAGGACTTTGATAGCCGTGTTGATGTCATTCCTGTAAGCGATCCTAACGCCGGAACGATGGCTCAACGCATTATGCAGTACCAAGCGGCCCTACAACTGGCTGCACAAGCCCCTGAAATGTACGATATGCCGTTATTGCACCGTCAGATGCTTGAAATACTGAATATTCGTGATGCAGATAGGATTGTTCCGCTAGAAGACGAGATACCGCCGACTGATCCAGTGTCTGAGAACATGGAGATCATGAATGGCAAGCCGGTAAGGGCTTATATCTACCAAGATCACGATGCACACATCAAAGTGCATATGTCTTTTGTTCAAGATCCTACGATTCTGGAGATCATGAGCAAGAGTCCGAATGCTCAGAAGGCATTCAACGCTATGGCGGCTCACATACAGGAGCACCTAGCATTTAAGTACAGATTAGAGATCGAGAAAGAGCTGGGTGTACAGTTACCACCACCCGGAGAACCTCTACCAGAAGATATAGAGCTTCGTATATCAAGATTGGTTGCTGTAGCAGCAGAGCAGTTGCTAGGCAAGAATCAGCAAATGCAGCAAGCTAAGATGGCGCAGCAGCAAATGCAAGATCCTGTAATTCAGATGCAACAAAGAGAGTTACAAATCAAAGAGTTAGAAGCTCAAACTAAAGCACAAGCTGAAATGGCTAAGATTAATCTGGATATGCAGAAAGCTGTTGATAAATCTCAGCTTGAAAGAGAAAAACTTAATCTTCAGGAGAGAACTGAGGAAGCCAAGATTGCAGTCCGTCTAGCTGAAGACAATGCTCGTAACGATACCGAAAACCGAAGAATATCCTCAAAAGAGCAGATAGAGGGTTTGAAGATCGGTAAGGATATAGCAGAGGATTTATTGAGTGAGTAGAGCCTCAGATAATGTATTGGAGTATCTGAGAAAAGCTATTAGAGAGCAGATGAACGAGTATACCGATCACGTTGCTGGCGGTGCTTGCAAAGAATATAGTGAATACACCAAAAGCTGTGGCATCATAGAAGGATTAGCTATAGCTGAAAGGGAACTCCTAGACCTCCAAAAGAGGATAGAGGAGGACTGAATCTCCGCATAAGGCGGTGCAACGCGACTCTGGACGCGATTTTCCAGTGCAGGAGAAACTAATGAGTCAGTCATTAGCAAAAAACGAGGAAAAGCTTCCCTCTGAGGAGGAAGAAGCTACCCGCAAAGCTAAACAGCTACCCCAGCCTAGAGGATATAAAATCCTGATTGCGCTGCCAGAGCCTGATGCAAAGACAGAAGGCGGCATACTAAAAGCCACCGAAACGCTGCACAACGAAGAAATAGGATCTATTGTTGGCATGGTTCTAGAACTAGGGCCGGATTGCTACAAAGATCCACAGCGATTCCCTTCTGGGCCGTCATGCAAAGAAGGCGACTGGATATTGATGAGATCTTACTCAGGAACCCGATTTAAGGTTCATGGCAAAGAGTTTCGTTTAATCAACGACGATAGCGTAGAAGCAGTCGTTGAGGATCCAAGGGGGATAGTTAAGGTATGAGTGAAGCGCAAGAAAACATGGAGTTTGAAGAAACGTCAGCAGAAGATAAATTCTTTGGCGTAAAAAACACCATAGGCAAAAAACAGGACGATCAGGAAGAAACAGAATCATCTGCTGAGTTTGAGGTGGAGCTGATTGATGATCGCCCGGAAGAAGATCGCAGACCACCTAAAGTTGAGCCAGAAAGCGAAGAGTCTGAAGAAGATGAGGAGCTTTCAGGATACAGCGAGAAGGTTCAGAAGCGAATCAACAAACTCAAATATGAGCAGCATGAGGAGCGCAGAAGGCGAGAAGAAGCCGAAAAGATGCGCGAAGAGGCCGTTCTGTATGCTCAGAATGTTCTGAATCAAAACAAAGAGTATGAATCGCTGATTAACAAAGGTGAGGCTGCTCTTGTTGGTCAGATCAAGCAAAAGGCTCAGTTAGCGTTAGAAGCCGCTAAGACCTCTTACAAGAGGGCTTATGAAGAAGGCAACACAGATGGGATTGTGTCAGCACAAGAGACTCTGAATCGAGCGCAGTCTGAGTTCATGGAAGCTGAGAAGTATGAGAATAATCTTGCAAGGCAGCAAGAGACAATGGCTCAACAACCTCAACAACAGCCTCAACAACAATATGTTCCTCAACAGCCGCAACAGCCTCAAAGGGTTATACAGCCGGAGGCGAAAGCATGGTCAGAGCAGAATCCTTGGTTCATGCAACCGGGATACGAAAAGATGACCAGCTTGGCTCTTGGTATACATGAGGAACTGAAAAAGCCTGAATCTGGAGTGATTGTAAACTCTCAAGAGTATTACAACATTGTTGATGCGGAGCTAAGACAAAGATTTCCAGAACACGATTGGCCGGGAAAAAGCGATACAGATGGGCGTAACGCACCTGTGACGGTCAATCAACCCTCGACGGTGGTGGCACCACAAGTTAGAAATAACGGAGCCAAACCGCGCAAAGTACAGCTCGCGCCCAGCCAACGCGCCCTCGCCAAGCGACTTGGACTTACCAATGAACAGTATGCAGCACAACTCTTGAAGGAGGGTAGAACATGACTGAAGAGCGCACACCAAGAACTAACGAAACGCGAGAAGCGTCTACTAGACCAAATGACTCATGGGTTCCAGCATCTATACTGCCTGATCCAGAACCACAAGACGGTTATGTTTTCAGGTGGATAAAGACTAAGGTTCTCGGAGAGTCTGATAACGTCCATGTATCAAAGATGTTTAGAGAAGGATGGCAACCTGTGAAAGCAGAAGATCATCCAGAGCTACAACTAACTTCAGATATTGGAAGTCAGTTTGAGGGGAATATAGAAGTAGGTGGCTTGCTTTTATGCAAAGCACCAGAAGAAAAAATGAAGGCTAGAGAGCGTCATTTTGATCAACTAGCTTCCCAGCAAATGCAATCAGTAGACAACAACTTCCTGCGAGAAAATGATCCTCGTATGCCTCTCTTACAACCAGAGAGAAGCTCACGGGTATCTTCATTTGGCAAGGACTGATCTCTGGCAAGGGGTTAGTCGTTAACTAAGGAGAAGCCTTATGGCTACTGTTGCAACCCCTATGGGTGCAGAACCAGTTAATACGCTAAGTGCTAGTGGCTCTTTCACGGGTAAAGTTCGGCACATTAAAATAGCGTCTGGTTACGGCACAGGAATTTTCTATGGTGACTTTGTTAAGCTTGTTAACACTGGCACAGTGGAAAAAGACACAGGTACTTCAACGCTTACACCAGTAGGTGTATTTGTTGGATGTTCTTACACTGATCCGGGTACGAATCAGTTAACTTTCAACCAGCAATTCCCAGCAAGCACTGCTGCTGATGACATCGTGGCTTATGTCGTTGATGATCCAAATGTAGTTATGCAGATGCAATCGTCTGGTGTTCTGTCTCAAACAGAGCTAGGCAACAACATCGCTGTGGTACAGACTGGTGGATCTACTTCAATCGGACGTAGCAAAAACTCTCTAGGAGACACTGGAGCTACGACTAACACGCTTCCGATGCGAATCATTGAGTTCGTTGACGGGCCAAGCAGCACAGTTGGTGATGCGTTTACTGACGCTCTCGTTTTCTTTAACGTGGGCCACCAGTACACAAACAC